ATGGGGATCAGAAGAGATTGTTATACCTTATCTATATGAAGTAGACAGAAAATATCATCGTTACTTCATGGATTTTGTTATTGTGTACAAGAACGGACAAACCAAACTGATCGAAGTCAAGCCATTCAAAGAAACTCAATTACCCAAGATGAAAGGTAGACGTACTAAACGTATGTTAACAGAATCATTTACCTATGTCAAGAACCAGAACAAATGGAAGGCGGCCGTAGAATATGCAAAAGATCGGGGGTGGGGATTCGAGATCTGGACAGAAAAAGAACTAACTGCAATGGGATTGATGCCTAAATCAACTAAACCATTAAAACCTTTTAAAAAACGTAACAAATAGGTATAAATAGAAACATGAGTAATTTATTCAACAGACTAGAACTACAGGCATTCCGTGCGGGCATTACACCTCGTACTAAGGAAAGTCGTGATTGGTTCAGACAAAAGGCATCGAATCTACGATCGATTAACCGTGAAGCATTGATGAAAGAAGATCCGTTGAAAAGACGTGATGTATCAAAGGCGGATAATCGAGAGTTGATTGGTTCTATGCAGATGTTCTTCTATGATCCGAAACATAAGAAGACATTACCATACTATGATGTCTTTCCGTTAGTAATTATTATTGGGCCCGCAGAAGGTGGATTCTACGGTCTCAACTTACATTACTTGCCTCCGATTCTTCGTGCGAAGTTTCTGGATGCATTGATGGATGTACTCGGTGCGAAGATGACCAAGACCGCAAGGATGCGGTTAACCTATGGCATCTTACAGAAGACCGCAAAGATGCGGTACTATAAACCTTGTTTGAAACACTATCTGACTAAACATGTAAAGAGTCGTTTTGCAGAAGTTCAAACACCAGAGTGGGAAATTGCGACTTTCTTACCGACTGCACAGTTCAGAAAAGCAAACTCACAGAAAGTATTCTACGATTCAAGGCAAATGATAGATGGCTAATTCAACAAACAGACTAGGTTCTATTGAAGGACTGAAAACCCTTATGGGTAGATCCGATGGTTTTCAAAGACCTAATCTATTCCGTGTTCAGTTACCTCCGATTGATGGTTACGACACCAAAGATTTAAACTTATTGTGTAAGGCAGTATTATTGCCTGGCAGACAGATCGGTACAATTGAGAAACAGTTAGGTACATACAAGTACGATATAGTAAATGCACAGACTGTATCAGAAGTAACCATGACGTTCCATGTACCATCAACACACATAGTAAAGAACTACTTCGAAGACTGGCAAAGTATTGCGTGGAACAAAGGTGAAGTAGGATACTTTAAAGATTACGCAAGAGATCTCAAGATTGAGACTCTAAAGACAGGTGCGACTATTCCTGCCTTTAATAAACAAATACCTTTTTTGAAAAAGATTAGTCCGACTATCCGTAATCGACTACCAGACATTGGGCCATTTAAATTGTCCCAAGGTGAAGTAGATTTGGATTTGGGTACAAAGGACGAAAAGACATACACTTGTCGTTTGATCGAAGCGTTTCCAACGACAATGAGTGATACACAGTTGGGTGATGACCAAGAGAATGCAATCATGGAACTCACAGTATCATTTAAGTATAGAGATTGGGAATCGACTGCCCACGATGCGAAGAGTTTGTTTAGTTCAATACTTAGTGGCGGACTAAATATCTTCAGTTGAGATAAACTATTTCTAAATTATTAGGAGAATGAAATGGCATTACCAAAGTTAAATACAGCACCGATATATGAATTGTCGGTTCCTTCAACAGGAGATCGTGTCAGCTACAGACCATATCTTGTTAAGGAAGAAAAAGTTCTTATGATGGCGTTTGAATCTGGTGATCAGAGACAAGCACTAAAAGCTATCGTAGCAACTATTGATGCGTGTATTCAAGATAAAATAAACGTAGCAGAACTGGCGACATTTGATGTCGAGTATATGTTTACACAGATACGTTCCAAGTCTGCTGGTGAGAAATCGACAATCTTACTGAAGTGTCAAGAATGTGAAACTCAAAACGAGATAGACATTGATCTATCAAAGGTTGAAGTTGAAGTCACAGACGATGACATGAAAGTAGAATTGACCGATCAGATCACGGTAGAGATGAAGTACCCGCCTTACAAGTCGGTTATGGAATCAGATCTATCTGGTGATCAAGTAAAACTAGGACTGGATATGGTTGTAGCAAGTATATCTGGAATCATAGTTAAAAACGGTCTTGAAGAAGAACGTATGGATGCAAGTGATGTATCCAAGAAAGAACTAATGGAATTCATTGAGTCTATGACCAGTGAACAGTTCGAAAGAGTTACCAAGTATATTGGTGATCTTCCAGCGATGAAACATGATGCAAAATTTAAATGCGTCAACTGTGGACATGATAATGAAATTGAGTTAAAAGGGATATCAGATTTTTTATCCTAAACCTTTCTCATGATAGTCTTGTAAATCATTATAAGACGAATTTCGCAATGATGCAACATCATCATTACAGTTTAACAGAACTAGAGATGATGATGCCATGGGAAAGGGAAATATATGTTAATATGCTATTGGAACACATTAAGGAAGAGAACGAGAGAATAGAAAGACAGAATCAACAAAACGGATAACCAGTAATGGCAGAAGCACAATTAACAGGCGCAATCAGTTTACTGCGAGAAGAGAATAATAAGAAACTCGCAGAACTGAACGAGAACCAAGAAAAGACGGCAGCGGCTACGCAAGAAACCGCACGTCTTATTGGTGATATGCTCGATGGTATGAACATCGACCGTCAGCGTGGACAAGATAGAGAAGAGGGTGGCCCATCTGGATCGGGTGGATCTGGTGGTAGTGGATCTGGCCCTCAAGGTAGTGATAGTATAGGATTAATCGGGATACTCGGCAGAATCGTTGCTGGGTTATCTGGTGCGGTTCTTGGTCTTGTCTATGGTATTGTTAAAACTGTTACTAGTCCATTCGTTCAATTAGCTAAGAGTACTAAGGATTTCTTTAAGAACACAAAATTAGTTCAGTTCGTCAAAGGGAAATTCACTAGTATGATTACTACGATAAAGAATTTCTTTAAACCTGTAACTGCATTCTTTACTAACATTAGTAAAGCATTTGGAGCAGGATTAAGAGGCGAAACCAGAGCCGTCCGTGGTGCAATGGGAAGATTCGTTAGTCTTCAAAAAGGAATAACTGGTTTCTTTGCAAGTATGGGTAGGATGGTGAATAAGTTCATCCTTAGACCATTCAATAGAATCCGAAGAGCAATAGGTTCTATCGGTAGAGTAATGAATGGTGCAGCTGCCCAAACTGGTAGGATAGGTCAGTTCTTTAGTAAAATAGGTGACGGATTCAAGATGGTCGGTAGACTCTTTAGTGGGTTTGCCAGAACATTTGGTGTTGTATTCAGAGCGTTCGCAGTAGTTGGTCGTGTAATCGCATGGCCTATCACAGTAATCACTGGTCTTATCGGTGGTATCATGCAGATGTTCAAAGACTTCGGTAAGTCCAGAGACGAGGGTGATGGTATAATGAAGTCACTCTTTAAAGGATTCACTGGATTCTTCAAAGGTGCAATCAACGCCATTATCATGAAACCTCTAGACATGTTGAAAGACGGTATCGGTTGGTTATTAGGTAAACTAGGATTTGAGAACGCTGAGAACGCATTAGCAGGATTCAGTATCTCTGGTTTCTTTACCAAGATATGGGATTGGATGGTCAACTTTATCGCAGACTTGCCAGGCATGATTGTTGATGCATTGGTTGGTGCGGTCAAAGGAATTGGTAACTTCTTCAGTAACATTGACTTTGGTGGATTCTTCGGTGGTATCGGAGACAAAGTCGGTGAATGGTGGAGTGGGGCGTCAGACGGATTCTTCAAGAAGTTCGAACACGCAAAAGACACATTCGGTAAACTCAAAGGTAAAGTAGCGGGACTGCAAGACAAGTTCCGACAGTTCATTATGGACAAGTTACCTGAGAAAGGATCGTTCCTTGAGAAGTTTGTTCCAGATGCAGTTTATGAATGGGTAGGTCAGACTGGTCGATTTGCACCACCTAAGAAAGATCCAGCCGTAGATGAACCTGAGAAAGAAGTCCAAGAAGGTGAAGAACCTCAACTAACCAAAGCAGAACTTCAACAACAACTCAAGGCAGATGAAGAAGATCTTGCGGCCGCACAGAAAGCATTAGATGAGGGAACTGGTTCAGAACTAGAAGTCGAGAAGATGCAGATGTTCGTAGATGCAACAAAGATGCAACTAGAAGGTCTCAAAGAGTTAACTACGACTAATGAAGAGATGAACAAGGCGAGAATGGAAGCAATCAAGACTGGTAACAAAGAACCATTGATGGAAAAGAAACTAGAGGTTGCAAGTCTTGAAGATAAAGTACCTAAT